TAATAGGTATGCAATAGCAAGTTAAATTAACTAAGTCGACACTATCAACTGTACATACTTTAGAATAAGCATTACTGTTTGGTGTTGTTAGTTTTCTTAAACTATCTCTTAATTCTTTACTCATCCTACCTTTGCTCCTAATGTAAATATTTGATGGTTTCCATTATCGACCCCGTAAACACGTTTTACTTTTTTGATTAAGTAAGTACCATCTCTCTCAGGTAATTTTTCACTTGTTATTTTTGCCATATCTCCATGCTTCATAATAGGTTCTCCAAATGTTTCAACGTCACCTCTGTAACCTGTATATTTATTTTCTTTAATCCATTCTTTAGCTGCAAATTCTAAACTTTTAGTATCCATATTATATTTATGGATTGTAATTTGATTACCATCTGGATCTCCAAATTCAATGGGATCTGATTTAGTATTATCGGGAAACATCGAAATTGCAACACATTTTAAACGTACATCTTCTTCTCTTTGCCATTCTAAAGTATCGCTATTAATTATAACCTCTTCCATTTTAAATTCAGCTTCACTAGTTACACTTGCATCATTAGCAAAACCAACGTGTAAAATGCCATCTCTAAAATAAGAGTATAAACCATATTCAGATTTTAACTTATCTAGTACCATTGCAGGAGTAGCATTAGTAACGCTAAATTTACCTAAATCAATATTATCCACTATTTCATATTCAATTCCTTTTGGAGTTAAACAAAAATCTAGTAATTCATCTAATTTAACTTTTAAAGGTATTGTTTTTGGATGCACTTTTAATTTACTATTAACTTCATCTAAAGCCTTTTTGCTAGGATAGTTTACAGTATATTGTTTAAGTAAATACATATCATCTTCACAGTCCAAAACAGTAGGCACATTACTACCTACATTTTTAATATATCCGCTAAATACTTTTGTAATATTTGGAACATATCCTAAACTAACTTCTATTTTATCTCCACGTCTAAATATTGGATTTTCACCATTAAATAAAGGTAAACCATCAAAAGTTAATTTTCTAGGTATTACTATTTTACAAGTATCTGTTAAATCTTCATAACTACTTTCAATCTCAATAGAATGTACAAAATCAAAGGTAATATTTCTACTAGTACCTTCACTTGTAATTGATATGGAGCATTGGCATTGTAACATTAAAACATACTTCTTTGAGTAAATATATCCTTTTTAGTATTAGTAGAACTTAATTCTATTGTGCTATCTGATAGCATATTAATTTCAACATCTATAATATTTCTTGCACCTTCACGCTGCCCAACTGTATAAGATTCAACTGCCACACTACTAATTAACCACTCATTTAAAAAGTTACATGATACTGGTAAAGATACAGGTGCTTTTAAATAGGCTACTAAACTATTTAATTGATTAATATCAGGTCTTTGATTTGCAGTATCTCCAACAATAACACCTTTTAAATTGATTACAAAATCTCCCTCACTCATAAACTCTTTTACAGTTCCATTTTGTCCAGAAATAGCAGTTTTAACTATATTCTTAGTTTGATTAACTGTTATTAAAGCTGTTTCGAATACAAATGGAGCATCTAAAATAACATTACCTCCACCAAATTCTTTACTAGCTGTATAAGTTATTTTATTACCTACTGAACAGTTAAAACTAAACATGTCAAAAGTAGGGATGCCAAACTTACTAGACTTAGTTAAATCACTATCAAACTGTTCATTAGCAATTTCAGTTTCATTAACTCTATAAAATTTAGGTTTAATAAAAGCTAATCCTGCACCTTTTAAAATAAGTTCTGCTTGTCCTTTTGGATTAGGTAATTTAGGTAATATAAAATTTTGTTTTGCCATTTTATATATTATTGATTTCTGCTAACAAATTTAACAAAGAATCAGCTACATCTTGTGGTTTTGGATGCTCTTCTTGTAATGAAATAGTTAATTTTGGTATTAGACAATCTATTGTTATTTCCATTTTATTTTTATTTTTATTTTATGCCATTGCTGTTAAATTAGCATCGTTAACCGTTTTTAGTAATGCTTTGCTAACCATTTCTTTAATCTTTGCAGTTCCTTCTGTTAAGTTAGTAGTTTGCACATTTAAACTTTCTACTAATTTAGTAATATTAATTGTTAAACTTTGTGGTCTTTGTCCTGTTACTTCTGTTCCTGTTCCTAATGATTTAGTAGTTGAAGCACCTCCTGCACCATCCACCCCACTAGCTCCCAAAGTTGAGCTTCCACCGCCTAAACTTTCTAAAGCTGCACCCCTACCTCCGAGTACACTCATTCTTTTTTGATAAATTCTTTTTTCAGCATCAGTTATTGGATTTTGTCTTTTTAAATCCTCTAAATCAGATTTTAACATTTGCTTAGAAACACTTATTGCTTTTTCGGTAGCCTTTTCTTTTGACATACCAAGCTTTTCATACTTACTAGCTAAATTCTCTACTGCCTTAGCTTCATCATTACAACCTTGTTGCTGATTTTTTTGTAAACTTTCATTATGCAATTCTTGAACTGTTTTATACTGACTTATCAATACTGCTAAAATAGCTACTAAAGCTGTTATAGCTACAATTACCGCACCAATAGGATTAGCATTCATAGCGACATTTAAAGCCCATTGTGCCGCAGTAGCAATTCCTAGCCCCTCAGCTCGTGCCATTTCCCAAGCCGTTGCCAACGTTGTAGCTATCGTATAGGCTTTTGTCGCTACTGTTGCTATAACTATTCTAGCTGCCCATAATTTATATGCAGCTATAACTGGAATTAATACTTTTAATAAAAAAGTTATACCACTTATATTATCTTTAATATAATTCATTAAACTAGAAAGTCCCGACACAATAGAATTTATAGCGGGTTTTGCATTATTAAAAATAGCATCTTGCATAACCATAAATGAATCCTTTAAGTTACTTATACGCCCCGCTGTTGTATTAGAAGCATTTGCTAAAGCTCCGAAATATGCGCCACCTTTTTGACTTGCTAATTCTAAAGCCCCTGTTATTTGTTCGTAATTCCCTTTTTGCTCCTTTAATGATATATTATTTTTTTTGTAATAAACATCTAATATTTTATAAATATTTATACCAGCCATACCAAACTGCTTAATATCTGTTGATGTTGCTTGACCTGTATTTTTAATTTGCTGTAAATTGAATACCATTCTTTGCAAAGCATCTTCAGTTCCACCTGTTGCTGATATTGCGTTTGCTAAAGCGTTAAAATCTTTTTTAGCCTGATTAGCAGAAATACCCGTACTAATTAATGCAGCGTTTCCTTTCAGTAACGTATCAAACCCAAATGGACTTCTAGTAGATTCGTCTTGTAAATCCTGAAAAACAGATTTTGCAGCCAATGAACTTTTTAATAAAGTTTTCAATTGAACTTCTGCTAATTCAAATGAGCTTCCAACTTCAATGACACTCTTGGCAAAACTAGTTATTCCAACACCAGCAGCTAAACCTGCAAGTTTAGATTTTAAACCACTCATTTTGTCATCGAGTTTACTTGTATTAGATGCTGCTTCCTGCATCTTTTTACTAAATAAATCTTTAAGACTTAGTGTGTATTCTAAATTGTTATTAGCCATTTTCTTTTTTTATTCTTACTCCATTGTATTCTAAACAATAATCTAATTCAGCTACTCTTTTGCACCATTCCGAATCACTTAATTTATCAGGGTTTTCATGAAAATAAAAGCGGATGAGTGCATTATTTTTTAATATCTCATCCGCCTCTATATTTTCTTTGTGATAGTCTAGTTTTTTTTTAAAATAGCTAATCTTTTTTGCAAAAACTCAACAATTGCAATTTCACAACTCATTAATGCTTCTTCATCATTTAATACTGTATTCAAATCATCACCACCGATATAACAATTCTTTAAACAAGCTTCTACGGCTTTTAATGGGTCGTTACCTTGTGCTAATTTACCTACTACGGCATGAGTTGCTCTATCTGCTCTTTTTAAAAAAAGTGTCGCAAATTTAGTTCCTTCATCATCTAATGGAGCTTGAATTGTCGACACATTTTTGTGTAGTTGTTTTAATTTTTCTAATTCTAAATTTAATTCAATTTCTGTTTTCATAACTTTTTTTTAAGGTTATGCAAATATACAAAAAAATAAATTATAAGTATTGAATGTGTGAAATAATTAATTCTAATTCTACTGGAATTGATGTATCTCCACTTGAAGATGCTCTTTTGTTATTCATAAAACGAACGTTCTTTAAAACGTGTTTACGAGTAACTAATGCAGCATCCACATACATAACTACTATGTCAAATTCAGGAATATCTTGTATGCGACCTAATGGTGCTACACTTTGTATATTCTCTAATTCCTCCATTAAAATAGTCATCTTTGCAGTAGGTTCGATTTTACCATATCCACGAGATACTGGAAAACGTCCAGCCCCGTAAATATTTTCCATGCCTTGCTTTTCTTCGTATTCAATATTAGTGATCCCTACAATTGGTAAACCTAAAACGTTTACAATTATATCTGCCCACTCGTATGATTTGCCGTTAATTAACGGCGGTATTGGATATGCCATGTCTTAATATTTTTTAAATTGTTAATGCAAAACCAATGTTTACAGTAATTGTATCTGCTACACCTACTGGTACTAATTTTACAGCTATTGTTAATTCATTATCAGTTAATACATCTTGTGCAGGGTCTATTACAACGCTAAAAGCAGATAATTCAAAATCTCTTTGCATCACTTCTAAACTTCTATCACAAATAGAATTAAAGAATCCTATTGTATCTTCGGCTAAAGTACCATTTGCATTTACTACTAATGGACTAGCTAAACTAGGTAGTAATGCAGCTCTTAAACTTCTAATTGCTTTGTCAATTACTCTGTTGTTATAAACATAAGTATAATCAGAGGTTAAAGCGATACAAGTGTTTGGTTTTGTAAAATAAGAACCTGTTAATCCTACATATTTTTTAACGTAGTTATAACCAAAATTTTCTAAGTTTACAATACTTCCATCTGATAGAGTTGTATATAAAGTTCCATTAGCAAATGCTAAAACATCGTATTCAGCAGCAGCCACGTTAAATTTAGCTACCCAAGCAATGCTTTCGTTTACTTTTGCTAAGGAGATGGCACCTAATTCTGTGCCCATACTACCAATACTTTTACCTGTTGCTTTAAATAATTTAAAACCTAAATTATCCCCATCTTGACCAATTGCAACACTTACATTTTTATTACTTAATAATTTTAAGTTCGCTAAAGTTGTTAAGTCAGCTGTTCCACTAATTTCAGCTTGATAAACAACAGATGAAATAGTTTTATGATTAGTTTCTAAATCATTTAAAATAGCCTGTAAAGTAGTTGTTTGAGATGTTGCAAATGCAGTAGTTTTTTGATAAATACCTAGTTGTTTAATTTCACCTTGTGCAAAGTTTTGCATCAAAGTTACACTTGCAAACGTTGTCGCATCAGCAGTAGCGTAAACACCTACATACAATTTTCCTTTAGGTTGTATTCTGAAAAATTCAGATATATGATAGTGCATGATATCTAATTCAGAAGCTACACCTGCAACTACATTTTGTGTTAATGTACTAGCATAAGCACCTACTACTGTTTTTACATAAGGAGTTCCACTATTTAAAAATACACCTTGATTTTTTGGAGCTGTAATAGTTACTGTTGCTGTATTAGCAACGGCACTAAATCCATGTGTAGGAGTTCCTAAGTTAATCTCTGCTGCAATTCTAGTAGCACTTGTTGAAGTTGAAACCGCATCTGCTGTAACTGCTGTGAAATAGCATAAAGTAACCGTTCCCGCTGCTGATTTAGATGCAGTTGGATTTGTGCTATCAATAATGGCACAAGTTAATTTATAAGTATCACCTACTGTAAATTTAGTTGTACATAAATCGGTTGCTGTACTAGCAGTTGCATCGCTTGAAGTATTTGTAATTCCTAAATTTACAGCATCTTCTACAGAATAAATTACTTTAATTCTATCGGATGCTCCAAATCCACTTGGCAAAGTAGCTGAGTAGAATAAAGCACCAGATACATAATCCGTTCCTGCTAATGGTCTACCTAAACCGCCTTTGCCTTTGTTAAATATAACGTCGTTTGCCATTTATAATATTTTTAAGTGTTATTTTTTCTTTTTAGGTTCTTCAACTTTTGAAGATTCATTTTTAACAACAAATAATTCTAAGTTGTTGTTTTTTGCGTATTCTTCTAAGTTTGAAATTTCGTTTTCATTCTCTAAGAAAAACACCGCTTTTTTACTAGTTACTACAATAATTTTGTGATTATCAAAATCATGTTTAACCAATTCTTTTGCTTGTATTAAATCCATTTTAAGGGGGTTTATATAAAGGTGTGGCTTTTTAGTTCCACACCCTTAAAGTTTATATTAGTTAGCTTGTACGATAGCTACGATACCTACTTGAGATGTACGCATTTTAGAAGCTCCAAAGTTTTGTAAAGCTGATAAAATAGAACCATAGTAAGCTGGGTCGTTTTCGTTTACAAACACATCCGCACTTCCTTTTGCTTTTGCAACAAATGAAGGGTGGTAAGCTAAACAAGCTAAGTTATCAGTTGCTGCTGGTGAACTAGGTGCGCCAGTACCATCTGCAACAGTTTTTAATACTGGAGTAGCCGTATTATCATAAACAACTACCGTTAACAACGCCATCAGGTAACGCTGATTTACCATAAGAATCCATTCTGTAAACATCTTGGATCGCTAATAACTGACCGTTATACATAGAAGATGGCATTAATAAAATACGTCCTTCTTGTGGTACGTTTGCAGCATCTAATATAGATTTTGCATTTAAAATATCAGCTAAAGTAATTGCTAAACGTGTAAGTGTAGCAGATGGAGCTAATGCAGAAGATACAGCAGAGCCAGTTGTTTTAACAAAAGTCCCTGCACCTGCTGGAGCCCATTTGTATAAACAATGATTAGTAATAACTTCCTCTAAAGTGTTTAATTGTTGGTTTAAAACACTCATACGTTTATCATAAGAGATGTAAGATAATTCTTGTCCTCTTTCAATATGGATAGGCTGAACATAGTAAGTGTCCATTGAGTAAATTAATTCTGTATCGGTTCTTCTAGCAATAGTTGCTGGAAACGAACCTAAGTTTCTCGAAATAGTTGGATTTGCTCCAGCTTGTGGAACGTGAACTGTTTTATAGTTTACGAATCCATCGTGATTTACTGCACGATTAATAATTGCGTTGTTTTTGAAAAGGTTTTCTTGAATATCTGATAACC